ATATGGGCCTGAATCGCAATATACTGGATTAGTAGGCGCATTAGTTGGGCCTGGTTTAGCTACAACCGCAGGTAAACTTGCTGGCGCTGCTGCTCCTGCCTTGGAAGAAGCGGGATTAGGATTGCAACGTAGAGCGCGAAACTTAACTAAAGCTGATTACAAAAACGCTAAAAATGCGGTAATTGAAACAGTAGACGGTGAGTTTAGTACGCAGTTAAAAGAAAGCTGGGATGATTTAATCAAAAACAAAACGCTTGGTACTAGCCTTGATCCAGGTGCCATGTTTGCTGAACTGCAAGGGGCTAAAAGCGCTACAGAGGATGCAATACAAGCCACTCTCAAAGCTGCTGAAACTAAGATTGGGCCAGTGCCTCCACCTAACTTTGATAAAACAATTGATTACATTTCTAAAAACATAGCAGCGGATCAGGTTGATAAATACGTTAACAACGTAATTGAGTTTCAAGATGCGCTGCGTCGAGAAGGACAAGGTAGCCTTACTTATCTTAACCAGCAGAAAAAGATTATTGGTGAAAATTGGAAAAACTCCCCGCAGTCTGACCCAGGGTTTTGGCGTACTATTTACGGCGATGTAAAGCGTCACATTGAAAAGTATGCACCAGAGGTAAAAGACTTAAACAAAGAAAAACAAAAGCTAATCCTTGCTGAACCCGTTGTTACTCGTAACTTTAAGGCATCTGGTGCTGATTACGATATAGGCGCACTGCAAAGATTGTTTAACACTACTGGCGGTGCTGGATTAGCTGGCGGAGCTATTTTAGGAGCAGGAATTGGAGCTTTAACTGGTTCTGACGCAAAAGAAGGCGCAGGGGTAGGAGCGCTTTCAGCATTAGCTTTACGCGGACTAGCTACTCCTAGAGGGCAAAACATTACAGGTCGTGGGTTGCGTGGCACTGCTTCATTAGCAGAAGCATTAGGCGGCGCTGAACTTGATGTTGGTGGCGCACTGCAACGAGGGGCTATAGCTGCAACAGGCGCAGAAGATGTAGAGGCACCTACGATAGCAGCACCAACAAAGTCTACGGCTGCTCCTGAGCTTGAAGATTTGTTCAAGCAAATACAAAGTTACGAGCCTCCTGCACAGCCTACCCCACAACCTGAAGCCGTTAAGGTAGGCAAGCAAAACGTAAGCATACCTACAGGCGAGAAGTATGCACCTCCTTCGCTAGTTAAAGCTGTTATCCAGGTTGAGTCTGCTGGTAAGCCTGAAGCTGTTAGCCCTAAAGGTGCTGGTGGATTGATGCAGCTTATGCCAGCTACAGCCAAGCAATTAGGGGTTGCAGATAGGTTTGACCCTGAACAGAATGTAGAGGGTGGTAGCCGTTACTTGCAGCAGATGCTCGATAAGTACGGTAAGACTGACATAGCACTGGCAGCGTATAACTGGGGGCCAGGTAATATCGATAAGGCTATCAAACAAGTTAAAGCAGATGGTAAGCGTGTAACCTGGGCAAACATTATGCAAGCGGTGAAAGTACCGCAGGAAACTAGGTTATACGTTAATAAAGTATTAAGTAAGCAAGTAAAAGCATAGGAGCGTTTATGCCTTGGGCGGGTGGAAGTTTTACAAGATTAAACGGTAATACTGGTTGGGCAGACGATGCAAGTTTAGGCATTGGCATTGAAGCTGGAGAGCATGACTTAGTTGATACTGATTTTAAAGACGGTATTAACCAGTGCTTAAACAAAGATGGTAGTAATTCCGCTACGGGTAATCTTAACCTCGGTGGATTTAAATATACCAACGCCGGACTAGCTACAGCACGAACAGAGCTTGCTAGAGTAGATCAAATTCAAGATGGCGACTTTATCTGGCTAGGCACTACAGGCGGTACACCTACAGCTCAAACTGCAAGCGCTACCCCTGCGATTAGTGCGTACAAAGCTGGACAAAAATTCAGGATGAAAATTGGGGCGGGATTTTCCACTGGCACAACGCCGACCGCTCATACTTTGCAAATTAACGGCATCAGTGGCCCTAAAAATATCGTGAACCAAGACGGTACTAACCCAACCGCAGGTACATGGGTGGTTGGGGCAATAATGGAAGTCGTTTATGACGGCACAAATTTTGTCATTGTTAATGATCCTGGTGGATGGACAACATATACTCCATCTCTCACGCCTAACGGTGGAAGTATTTCCAGCCTATCTATTGTTAGGGCAGCTTATCGCAAACATTTTAAAACCGTGCATGTTTCGCTCCGTCTAACTTTTAACACTACCGGCGTTGGAATTAACATTAACGTAACCGCACCAGTCAATTTTAATATAACTGCCGGTCATTTCAATCAGATTACAATGAATTACAGTAGCGCTAACGTAGCGGGATTTATTACCAATAATTCTACTTCCGTATTTGGTTGTTATAGAGATTTAACAGGTGGAACCTGGGGAACAAATACGGGTTCCGAGATGTATATCAATACCACTTATGAGGCTGTGTAGTTATGTTAGAAACATTGCTCCCGTTTGGGATGACTGTTGAAGAGGCTTCTGACAATTTGCTTTTTCAATCTATTCGTGCATGGCGTAACAGAGAGCTTACCGCCTCCGATTGGACCCAGCTTTCCGACGTTACTCTTAGTAACGAGAAGGTAGAAGCCTGGAGGCAATACCGCCAAGAGTTGCGCGACATGCTTAAGCAAAACGACGACCCCAAGCTAATTGTATTTCCAGAGCCGCCGAAATGAAGCGTCTTAGGCTAATCAGAGTATCAGAGTATAACGGCGCTACGTTAGGCGTTCTCTGTGTCGATGACATGCCTGAGTTTGTTACGCTTGAAGATGCTTGGCGTGATAACGAGCGTCAGATTAGTTGCATACCAGTTGGTAGGTATAAGGTAGCTCCCAGAAATAGCCCTAAGTTTGGCAGAACCTACCAGGTAGAGAATGTACCTGAGCGTGACCATATTTTGTTTCACGCTGGTAACACGCACAAGGATACGCACGGTTGTATTCTGTTAGGTATGCAGTTTGGAAGGGTTGGAAGTGAATCGGCTATCTTAGCCAGCAGGTCAGCGTTTAATCGCTTTCTTGATTTAATGGCAGGTACTCCCGAAGCAGAATTAGTTGTTATTGATTCTTACGGAGGGGGGCGTGTCCACTGATGACGGGCGATGTTACAGAATTACGATACTGGATAGACATAGCTATCAAGATGGCTATCGGCGTGCTTGTATCGATTATTGGGTTAGACTACAGGAGCGTAAAAAACAGCTTGCAGGAGTTGCAGGACAATCGCTACCGGATGAGTGTAGAGGTGCAAGTACTACAGAGCGAGCTAAATAACATCAAGATTCGGCTCGATAGGATAGAGGGTAAGCTCGACAGAGCGCTGTCAAAATGAGAGTGCTTTTGGTGCTGTTAGCATTGACTGCTACAGTACAAGCACAAGCCCCTAGCCTATTAGGTATATGTCACCCTGGGTTTAACTGTGACCGCATTAAAAGCCTCTACGATGGGCAGGATAAGGTTATTCTTAGCTGGCTAGAGAATACCTTCGGAACTGAATGCAAGTGCCTAGAACCGCTTTTAAACGATGCTAGGCCAAAGATAATACGGGCGCACCTGATACAAAGCCCGTGTATGAGAAACAAGCGCTGCGGGCGTTATGAGGCCTTGTGGGGCTATACAGCAGCATCGGCTAGTCGAGCGGCACTAAAACCCGAAAGTCGGTTAAGGCGTAGGTTTGCAGTAATACTGGAGCAGTTTAAGCGCCGCATAGAGGGTAAGGAACTTACTTGCTATGTATCGCCTTGTTTGGAGTGTGACCTTTATGAACCAGCTAGAAGAGAGCTTGCCAATCTTGTATCTGCTACTTTGCCTAATTGCAACATTGTGGACAATCCATACCGGCGACGCTGTTTGCGAGGGTACACCTGTGAAAAACACGGAACAAATCCAATTATATCTGCACCGTGTATAGTTGATTTAGACGGGGTGGATGGGCAGTTAGTAGACCTAAATAAATGGGTTGCTGATTACAAGCACTGTGACCTACAATTTTATTGGGAGCTATGGATGAACTGCATACGCGGGGAGTTTATAGACCCACGGCAGCGTAATTGTCGTTATAGACAAAGCCTATTTGATTCAACCAGGTACAGAATATGCCAATCATTCTCTCCATTGTCCGACATTTGCTCACTCTAGCTGCAGGTAGTTTGCTTACTATCGGTGTTACTGAAGAGGCTGCAGAGGGTCTTGTAAAGGCTGCCGAGCCTGTTGTTGCTGGTGCATTGCTTTACGGTGGCGCTCAGGTTTGGTCGCTAGTTGACAAGAAGAAGAAGCGTTAGTACCAACCTCGATATCTTTTAGACCTAGCAAATTCTATTTGCTCAGGGTCATTTTGCAATTCTTGCAACCGCTTTCTGACTACGTTTGCAGCGTCAGGATAATCAAAAAGTATTTCGCATATATACTCTAAATTAAACGGCCTTGGTGCTTTTGAGAAAAAAAACCAATTAAGACTAAGACGGTGTTTTACTGTCATGTCCATAGTAGGAGCTATCACATCCATTAGCGCTCTTTCTATCACCGCAAGCCAGAGTATTTGCTCCGGCATTGCAAAGTGATTTGGTGGGAATAAATCCTCAAGCGTCATTTGACCAGTTTTAGCCAATCTTCCAAGAACATTGTCACTAGCCACGGGCGGTTGTTTTTCCTATGAATTACGACGGGTGTTTTATCGTGGCAGTCTGCTGTAGCTTGGTCGATAGCTTTATCGACATTTAGGTTTTGTACTCGTTTACATTCGATGTGAAATTCGCTCAATTCGGTGCAGGTTACGTCTGAGTCTCCAGCCTTACCGCAGAACTGTTGCGTGCGCCTAGCCTGATAGCCGTATTCTTTTAGCTTGTTGGCTAGTTCTCGCTCTCCCACCGCGCCTTTGGCCCTACTATTAACCATGCCTAAAATCTCTCATTAGCTAGCTTTTGAAACTCTTGCACAAATACCGCTTCCCTGGGTGGTGCACTTGAAAAGCGTTTAATAACGTAGCGGTAAAGGTCTTGCGGGGTACGGCATACTATCAGCTCAGAATCTTTACCCCCATGCATACTAATTAAAAACTTGCGGCGACGGTAGTACTTTTCGCTTAATTCATCTGTTACGGCAGCAACAATATGATCGCGAAATGGTTGTTTAACGTGTTTTGTGGCTTCCCAAAAGCGCCGTAGAGCCTGTCTATCATCAAACTCATGGTTTAGGTTGCAGGGATGGTACTCTACGAATACGCCATTAACGTAAAAGTCGCAGGTTTTATTATGCCCTATTGGCACTTGAAACGTAGCACCAGTCTTTAACTCAAATTGGTCGATATAGCGTTCTAGTAATACGCCAGCGGCATATTCGGCATGGGACGCAAATTGAATAGGGCGGTCGGGTATGCTCGGTAGGTTCCGACGGTCACGCATACCAGTAGTGTGGGGCGTGGCTAAAGGTTGTGCAAGCTAGTAATAGGTTTCGTCTGTGTTAGCTACTGACCAACGCTCGCAATCTTCTGCCTGGTGAATTGTGTCGCCAGTCCTATATCGTTTGCTAATGGCATTAGGCTTGTTACCGATAAAGTAGGCGTCCTTCCAAAGAATGCGGTTTGTGGGCAAAGCCGCGACTTGACCATTATCCAACATAATGACGTGAGCACACTTGTTCTGGTCGGGTTGAAGTAGAAAGCCAGACTCAGACTCGCTATCGGGTAGCCAATCCACGGTAAACCAGTAAGTACCTTGCTGCACGCTTTCATCTTTGAGAATGCAATCGCACTGGTAGCTTTTGAGCAAGTCAAAAACCGTCACTACGGGGCGGTAACTGAAACAATCCCAGAGCTGTAATAAGCTAAGGCAAAATGAAGCACTGTTGCCGCACCCAACATCGTGCAAAAGCCAATGAATAGGAATATGACGAAAGTGAGCGCCGCTTTCAAGCAGTACATGAAACTGTAGGGCGCGTGCTTTATAGCTTTGTATAGCAAAAGCGTAACCGTGTTCATAACCTTCTTTGCCTCCCAGGTAAGTTGATTGTATCCAGACTTTCAGCGGTGGTATGTCTGCGTTCACTTCTCCTCCTTCGGCGGTGCTGGTAGCTCCATCCAGTGGGATACATAGCCTGTTGTGGCCCAACCGAATTCTTCTCCATCATGCCAACTTACATGAACATCTTTGTAAGATTCGCCATTAAGCACTACAAGAACTTCTCGATCATTCTCCGGCAGCCTATCGGAAACGCTAATCCATTGAAGCATCACCTTGCTGACGTCAGCAACCTGATCCTGCGCCGCTTTGTAGCCAGCGAGGAAGCCTTGCTCTAATAGCATTTTTGCCTTGTAGTCTAAGCGACGATCCGTAAACTCTCTTAAATCGGAATACCTAATCGCCATCTCTTCAGGTGTTTTGCTCATAACTCTCTACTCCTTACGCACATTTCTAATTCTATTGGGTCAAGTAAAGCATCTTGCGGCACAAAATAAGCTGGGTGCTGTGCATTATCGCGCCAGTATTGGTTTTGTTTTGCTCTATCGCCAGGTAACCATCCTTTTATAGTGTAATTTGGATAGCCCCCTACAACTAAAACAAAAACTGCATCGTTCCTGTCTTTTTCATATATAACCAAACATCCGTTTTCGTGCCGAGTGTGACGCACTTGATACTTTCCTACATCGCCCTCTAAAACGGTTGGATCGTCAGCCAGCGCGTGCCAGTAACGACCTAACCATTTAGCTACAACCATTTCCGCACCAGCAGCCTCAATATCTACGTCCCAGACAGCGTTTGGTGTAAACAGTCTGTTGCGTCCTTTTTTAATTGCTTCAAGTCGGCGCATCATGCCAGCGCAGCCAGCCTGGTACATTTCAATGGCCGATAATGGGATGCTAATGCTATACATAGCTAAAAGGGTAGATCGTCTAGTTCTTCTTGTGTGAGTTCGCGGGCCACGTTCTGCCCTGGCCCACTTTGACTGCCCTGCGATTCGTGTTCTGCTCTATTGCTTGCGTACGTTACAGCTTCTTTTAGTAGCTCTATGAGTGCCTCTAATTCATCTTTATAGTAGTAGCGCGACTCTTTCCATTCGCCACTTTGCTTATCCTTGTACCGCTTCTGTAAACTAAACGAATAGCCTCCGTTTTTAGCGTTCCACACTGCTACTGATACGCCCTTGTTCTTAAAATCTTGTATTGGTTTGTTCATACTTTTTCTTAGTTTAGTTGTTACTGCGTTAATTACTTGGTCAATCTTAACAATGTTCCTAGACACCGTTAGCCCCTTTTTGTTATCCTAACAGTAAGCTATTTCGTATAGCCTCCTAGTTAGGCCCCGTCAGTGTAGACGCGCTGGCGGGGTTTTTTATTCTACCTCTTGAGCTAACTGCACAGCCCATCTAAGTCCGTCAAGTTGACCGCGTTCAAAATCAGATAAAACCTCCTCTGATTTAAAACTGGCTATTATTCGTTCCAGCACTTTAATCAGCGCCTTTATGTCTCTTTCTGTACTCACTGATTACTTCCTCTAAAAGATCCATAACGTATACACACCTCTTGTCTGAAAGTGCGCGCAAATAAGCTAGAGAGTCTTTCTTGTAATAAGTTGTCCACCGTTGCCATCCTACGCGAACGCTGGTTTCTGGTTCTCTCTCCCAAGTCTCCCGTTTTTTGCGAGGCCTTGTCGTTTTTTTCTCTACTTTCATTGATGATACTCCTCACTCTTGTTAATAACAGCTTATGCCGTAGCTTTGCTTTCATCTTTAATATCCTCCGTGATGCATTGCGTTAGTTTTTCCAGCCGAATTGGAGCGCGGTACACGCCTGTAATAATTAGTTTTGCGTTACAGCTCTCTAAATAATCAACGGCCTTTTCTAGCTGTTTACCTGTCAACTTGCGTACGTCATAAAAAGTTGGCATAGCCTTTCTTGGCCTGTTAGGCTCCTCTGCTGCTTCTGGCGCAACTTCAAGGCCTTCCTCCTCAATAACCTCTACACCCTCTACGCCGTCCAAGGTTACGTCCTTGCCTTTATACCCAAGCACTTCGCCGGTCTTAGAGCTAACTACCGTCTCCATACCTTCTGGGGCTTGTGGAGTAGGCGCTGCAAAGCTGCTTGGCATTTCCTCAGCAGTGTAAAAGCCGCCTAGCTCCTGAATAAAAGCTTCACGGATGGCCAGACTTTTCGCGCACTTCGAGAGCATCACCGTCGGCATTTGCTTCCACACCGGACTTGGCTTGCTGTATTCGCTCCAGTACGCCGTTGCTACGCTTGGAAACTTTCTATCCTTGCGGTGTACCTTAACAGTACACGATACAAGTTGCTTTCCGTCCCACTCAAATGACACTTCCATACCGTCAAATTGCGGATGAGAGTTTGCAATCCGCAAAAATCCGTTAATCCCAGTCATTAGTTGCAAGCGTCCACCAGCCTTGATAGCCCAAATCTCCTTGGTAGCTGGGTTCAACCCTGTAGCTCTGCACATCTCAGCAAACAGGCGAAACTCAGGCTCAGTCAAGCCAGGTGCTACGGTGTTGCGCAATGCCTGAAGCATCTCCATATTGTTTGTTTGTGTTGTTATGTCGTTACTCATTTGTTTACCTCGTAAAGTTCTGGCATAGCGTTGTAAATTGTCTCGTCTAGATCTTCGTACAACGATTCGATGTCTTGGTTCACTGATACGGCCAATTCGTTCCAGCCAATAACCGGATCAAGTATTAGCCGACCATCGCCTAAATAGACGCCTTTCACCTCAAATTTGAAGCCTTTGTGTTCAAGCACAAAATGCAACATGTCGGGGGTTGATTCTAGTAATGTCATTTTATTTTCCTCCTAGTTAAAGAGATTGCTTACCTGTATACAACCAGTGTAAACAGTTGTAAACAATTTAGTACAATTTCGACAAAGATATTACCTTAGCGGCGTACCTTTGCCCTTCCGCACATTTAACCTTACCGCAGTTATACACCGTTAGTGCCTTATGCAGATCGCCGTGCTGATCTAACTCTTCGCGCAGGATTTTAGCCCCGCAACGTAAGTTATAGGTGGCGTCCCACAGTTTACTAGCGTCCGGCAAACCACACCGAGACGCATTAAACGGCATTATTTGCGCTACACCACGCGCCCCAACTGGTGACACTGCTTTTGGATTAAATGCTGATTCTACGCGCACCAGGGCCCTTAAAACCGCCCGCCTTAGCCCGTAGGCATCAGCAGCGCGGTCTATTTCAGCCTCTAGTACCGTCCTAGTTGGCTCGACTGGTCGCCTAGCTACTCTACTCCCGTGATAAACCACGGTTTCGGGCACTGAGACATACCAAGCGAGCGCAACTAAGCCAGCTACGATCCAGCCCTGGCTCATCGTCGTTTTACCGGCGCTGTAATAGCCGCAGGATCCTCGCCAAGCACGTAAACCTTGAAACCTATGGTACAGGTCACAAAGCCCACGAAAAATGCAACGTGGAGCAACGTGACAATGATACCAGTCGGGGTAAATAATAATTGTTTGATGTTATCGATCATGGCTTAGCTCCCTTGCTCTACAGACTTCGTGCAATCGCTCCACAGGTAACATTTTAGAGGCACGTTGTGCGTTCTCTGTGACTCTTGGCGTTCATCGACGCGAGTTATCCACAGTTTACCCCCAGCCTCGATACCCGTACAACCGACCAAATTAGCTACGACAGCGACAACGGTGGCGATATACGCCAAATACCATGTACTTTTCATATAGTTAGTCTCCTAGTTGCTTCCCATTATTGGTTAAGCATCGTAGAGCGCCTCCACGCCCCACTGTGCTTTACCAACCTTGTAAGTCTAGCCCGCGCATTGGTTGCCCCAAACCATCATTCGGAACCACCCGTTGCACTGTTTCAGAACCCACCATGTCACGGTCAAACAAGTTAGTTTTAGGCCGTGTGGTAGTCACTACGCTGTAACCAGTCCCCCATGGCCCACGATCTTGCGGGACAGGCAATACGGGTTGAACAGGTAGCCCATAGGATGGTGCAGGTTGTGAATTGGTTTCGGGTAGCCCAAAGTGCTGTCGGTATACCTGGCAAACTGAGTCGCATTCTTGTGCTGTTGCCATTATTGGCATTGCTAATATTAGACTTAATACTATTCGCATACATTCTCCATTATTTCGTTAAATGTTACTTTATCGCGGCCCTGTTGGATTGCTCTGAGTAAGACTGCCACCATTCTATCATACTGCTCACAGCCCATAGCGGCTTCCATGGCGTCGGTCAGGGTCGCTCCCGCTTCCATGTTTGCGGCTATAGCCTGAATAAGTTGTTTCGTGTTCACGGTTACACCTCTACGTCTTCAATTTTGTATAATTTGGCTATGGCACGTAAAGCACCGTCACAGCTACCACCGTCAAAATGGCCAGGACCGTTTAATAGACCAATTAAGCCATTTATAATGCTACCAATTTCAGGTGCAAGCACATAATCTTCACCAATTGCTTGATCGCCCCAATCTTTTGTAGTTCCACGGCAATAGTATTCAATGCCCTCAATCATCATGCACAAACCCTTTTCAATATCGGTAGCGTGATTAAGTAAACGTTCCTGATCAGTAGATGACACAGTGCCAGATGCCTGAATGTTCAACACATCTGTATAACGTCTAAGCATGGTTTTATCTGATTTACGTGTGAGTACTTTTTCGATGCGTTCTTTGTTTGTTTCCATATTTATTTTCCTAGTTAGTCACACAACATTGTGTACACCTCAATAGTACCAGTATGATGCTATTGTGTACAGTATTCTTTTCGGATATTTGTAAAAATACTTGAGGGATTAGTTTTGGGAGAGTATAACTAGCTGAGATAACAAAAAACCCCGTTCACCTGCAAAAGTAAAACGGGGCTTTTATAGGAACTGATATGGGTAAAGTACCACCACCTCGCTATTTCATCAAGTCATTTACCGACCTGCTACACGGCAAACTCACAGCCAGAGAGGTGCTCATCTATGGCATCGTGGCAGAATTCGAGACAAACAAAACACCCTGCTTTATCTCCAGGGCCGAGTTAGCCAAGCGTATAAATGAGTCGGAAGCCACAGCAGAACGGTCGCTACAACTGCTAATCTCTGAAGGCTATATCAAGGCTACCAGGCAAGGTCGCAAACGGTACTTATCCACAGGTTATCCACAGAAGCCTAATCTGTATCAAGTTGATACAAGTCAAGGTGCTGATCTGTATCAGGTTGATACTCAATCTGTATCAAAACAGGGGTCTGATCTGTATCAAGTTGATACACTAACCAGATCAATTAACCAGATCAACTTAACTAGATCAAATAACCAGATCAAACATACTAAATATACTTATAAGCTAGTGTGGGATGATACCAAGCAAGCTATGGTGAGGCGTAAGGTAGCCCCTTAAAGCCTCTAGGATGGCCAAGGTTAAGAGATAATGGGTGAGGGTAGGGATACCCCTAGGTCGATAGGTAAAATCGATTCTAGGGGGTTGTGGGGGTTAGTGCCCAAGCATGGTTTTGAACCAGGTTATCCAGTAAGGTTCTTGTTCTTCAGGAATAACCCAAACAAGTTTTCCAGTAACGTTTACAATCTCGCCGCTAATCAAATTATGCGTGCTGATTGTAACTGGATCGGTCAATGCATTTAACCATTCCCGACTCGGCAGGCGAACCCAACCAGTAATTCTCTCACCGCCCTTTTGTACTTGCACAAAAATTCGTTTTACATCGTTTATCGGCATGATGCCTTTTCTTAGTTCTTTCATGCTGAAACCCATTGTCTAGTACGGTAGTAGCCCGTACCCAGTTCAGTTGTTAAACCGTTGTCTTTTCTAAACAACTTAAACACTAAATTGTTTTCTTTCAATTCATCGACAGATAGCTCAAACATATCTTCGATATGCCTAGCTATTTGATCAAAAGTACCCTGCTCAACGGTTATCGCAGCATATAAACAATCATTTAAATAAATATCACAATCAAATTTCATACTATTACTCCGTAGTTAGTTAGTGGTTATTTGTTGCGATAGTAGTTTATAATTCTACGCATACTTGATTCGGTTATCCCAAACCATTCAGCGCAGCGACCTACCGTTAGAAAATCATTTACATAGGCTAAGTACATATTTTCTGTCAGATATAATTTATGTTTATAAGGTTTCATATATCTCCCTAGTTAGTTAACTGCTATATCTATACTGTACACAATATGATGATGCTTGTAAACAATTATATGCAAGTATTTTATAACTGCCCGAATAGACAAGCTATACCAGCATAAAAACATGTAAAAGCTACCAGCCCATACCAACAATCCCGCCCCAACTCGTACATACTTAACTCTCTCAGTTACTAGCCTTAGGAATATATACGGCATAAAGGGGATTGTACTTTAGGGATTGGATCAGGCACTCTGATTATTGTGTGGCTACATGTAAACCAAGTGGAAGATAGCAAACGGTGGTTGGGTAAACGTACGACTAGCGCTCGCATACCAGTCGGGCATTATCACACCATGCCACTGCCAAGAGGTAACCTATATCAGGCCGTGCGTAAGGTGACAGGGATGCCACGCAGCTCGTTTGCGAAGCTCATTAAGATATCAGAGTATCAGTTACGCTATCGCGAGCGGGTGAAGCGCACATACCATCTCTGCGAAGTCATGGCGTTGTTCGTTGCAAGCGGTATGAGCTGGGATGATTATGGTAAGTTACTTAATGATATCGCGTAGTTGCCTTGCCTTGGTTAGCTAACGAGAAATAGAATACTAGTTAGGTATATGACTTTCCTGAATTATTCCAAGGGGTTACAAGCGAAAAGGCCTATTAGAGCTTTTCATTTTCCAAAACTTTTTGAAAACGGCGAGGGTACCGGTACCTGTACATCCAACCTCCCATATAAATTTCCCCTATCATTATCCAACCATTGTTCTACCTATTAGGCTAAGTTTTTTATGACTGAAGACGATTTGAAACGGGGCGAGGATTTGAGCGAGTTGGCTAAAATATCCGAGGCTGAAGTAGAGCAAAACACGGTTGTAGAAATACTTCCACCGATTATGCGGGTTATTCCGCAGACGAGAGACCATCAGAAGGATGAACAGTTAGGGTTACAGATACGGGATTTAGCTAGGCATGGCTTGTCTAAGAGTTCTACAGCGCTAACGGCTAGGGTGAGTACGTATATCTTAGAGAAGTATTACCTAGAGGAGTTTTTAGAGGGTCAGGCTGAGATGCAAAAAGGGTTAGCAAGTGTTGCTATAGCTGAGGCTATGAATGGTAATACGCCTATCTTGCTTCATCTGCTAAAGACTAAGCTAGGTTGGAGTGAGCAGCATCAAATTGAGATTAGCGGGGAGGTAAGAAGCGTTGTCAGTGCCAAGCCGCTTACGAAAGAGGAGTTCATACAGAGGTATCTTACCGACCAAACAGGCGATTGATTACTACCGTTGTCCTGAGTGTGGGTTAGCTGGTGCGATTGTTACTAACCAGAATTGGTTTAATTGTGATATTTACAGGTGTAGGGCTTACTTACACTTGAATGAGGTAAGCATAACTAAGCAAGAGTATGAGAGGTTATGGGGATTGAGCATAGCGAGCCAAAAGAGGTGAGTGAGACGTGTCGTTGCCCTGTTTGTGGGCATGTTAGTACGCTTAAGGTTGAGGATGGGTGTAAGTTTGTAGGTTTATCTGCTGGGCCTACTGGTGATTATTTTGCCTGTCAAAACCCTAAGTGTAGTGTAGAGCGGATTTATGGCACTAACGCGGTGATGGTGAGTGGAAGATAGGTTTTCTGAGCATAGGACTGATGAGCAGATAGTTTGGGCACCTCAAGCTGGCCCACAAGAGGCTTTAGTAGCCTGTCCTATTACGCTAGTTGGCTATGGTGGTGCGCGTGGTGGTGGTAAAACTGACGGCGTACTAGGCAAGTTTGCTATCAAGCAGGAACAATTAGGGCCAGACTTTAATGCTATCTTTTTTCGTAAAGAATTACCTCAAGCTGATGACCTTATTGAGCGAGCAAAACAGATATATTTGCCGCTTAAAGCGCACTGGCAAGACCAGAAAAAGCAGTTTACCTTCCTTAAGGGTGGTCGCCTACGTTTTAGACCTTTAGCTAATGATGCTGATGCTGAGAAATATCAGGGCCAGAACCTCTCAGATTGCGCTATAGAAGAAGCTGGTAACTATGCTGACCCAAGCTGTATCTGGAAGCTATTTGGAGCGCTACGAGGCAAGGGAGGCGGTCAGGTTATTCTTACGTTTAACCCTGGTGGTATAGGTCATAGTTGGCTTAAAGAGTTGTTTATTAAGCCAGCGCCTAAAGGGATGAAGGTTTTAGAAAAGAAGCTACCTAACGGTTCTGGTTTTGATTACATTTACATACCAAGTAGGGTACACGACAACCAGATACTGTTAGCCCGTGACCCAGAGTACATTAACCGCTTGCACATGGTAGGTAGTCCAGAGCTGGTGCGAGCTTGGCTAGAGGGAGATTTTGAAATACATGAAGGTAGTTACTTTCCTGAGTTTAGCTCTAAACATATCATTGCTCCTTTTAACGTCCCTAAACATTGGCCCCGTTATTTGGGCTATGACTGGGGTTATCGTAGCCCTTTTGCTGCTGTCTGGGGTGCTGTTAGTTCTGGACGTGATGACAGAGGTAACGAAGTACCGTATCCAAAAGGAAGTATTGTCATCTATAGGGAAATGTGGGGAAAAGGAGTTGATAACGTCGAGCAAGCCAATCGAATCGCAAGCATTTCCGTGGGAGAAAATCCAATAGCTGTTGCTGACCCTAGCATATTCAGCCATGAGGGTGGCCCAAGCATTAACGACCAATTCACCGCTGTTTTTGCCAAGTACAAACATCCCGCGTTTAGAGCAGCGGATAATGATCGCTTATCAGGCTGGTCGCAAATACGTCAAAGGTTAGTGTCTAATCCGCCTTTGCTTTACATTTTCGCTACTTGCCCATACCTTTTAGAAACTTTACCATCAATGTCGATAGACAAGCGCAAGCCAGAGGACTTAGACACTAGCGGCAATGATCACGCAGTGGATGCTTTACGCTACCTCTGTAAAGCTAGGTTAATTGACTCAAAGTGGGAGCAACCAGCAGAAGTATTCAACAAAGGTCTAATTAAACTACAAAGTTATATAGCAAGCGTCAGGTCACAACAGGGTAGAGCTAGAATATGAAGATTGCACCACTCTCACAAAAGTACAGCCCAAGGTGGTGGAAAAGTCAGCTTACAGATTCGGCAGAACGTCGCAAAAAGTTCATAGAATACGCAGAAGAGTCAATCAGGGTTTATAACGCTCAAAAGCAAGTCGGGATGCTTAACGATGTTGAGCGTCGTCTTAACGTCTGGTGGTACTGTAACCAAACCTTATTACCCGCCTATTTTAGCTCTACTCCCCGCGCAGAGGTTAATACCCGTAAACGTACAGGCGGCATACCTTACCAACTGGGTAGCGTCATCCTAGAGCGTAACATTCAGTACGCTATGGATTGTCACTTTGACTTTCACTTAGTTGGTCTTAATGCTGCTTTACAGCTTTTGCTTACTGGTCAATCAGTCCTTTGGGCGCGATATATCGCTAAGTTTGAGACTGTTTTACAAGAAATTGCACTTATTAAAGACCCTACAGGCGCAATACTAGATGGAGAGGGTAAGCCTTATGATGGGGATACGAGCAATCTTCGCAGTGGCCCTGGCGGTATTATGCTCAGTAGCCTTGAAGTTGAGCGAAAAGCTGAAGAAAAAGCAATTCTTGAGGTTGTTCAGTATTCTGACTATGACTGCTCCGACGCACGAAACGAGCAAGAAATTGAGTGGCAATCGCGTCGTGCCTTCTTGGATCGGGCGCAAGCAGAGGAGAAGTTTGGTAAAGAAGTAGCTAAAGACCTTAAATACGATAGCTATCCAGAAGTTATAAAAAAAGATATTGCTCGTAAAGATGACAAGTTTGAGGGCAAAGCAGAGCTATACGAGGTTTGGTGCCAAGCTACTGGTAAAGTTTATTGGATGCAAAAAGGTGGTGATAAATCAGTCATTGAAACATCAGACCCACCTACCAAGTTTGACAAATTTTATCCCTGCTCAGTTATTCGCCAAACAGCAGACCCAGACTCTGTAGTCCCAGTCTCAGATTACGCTCACGTTAAAGACCAAATCCTAGAGGTTGAGCGCCTCACAACCCGTATCCACGCCGTTACCCAAGCTATTCGCACTAACCAGCTTTATGACGCAACTTTGGGTAATCAGGTAGAACAGCTCTACACTGGTGACCTTAAAGTTATCCCAGTTACTAACTGGCCTAGCTACAAGCAGCGTGGTGGCCTCGCTAACGGCATTGAAAGCCTCAACATTGAGCCATATATCAACGCCCTTAACGTACTCCAGGGCGCTAGACAAACAGCACTACAGCAGCTTTACGAGACTTTAAAGGTGTCTGACCTGCTTCGTGGTACTTCAGAGCAGTACAAGTCAGCAACCGCAAACAGGCTAGAATCGCAGTGGTCATCTCTTGGCTTAATCGTTCGCCAAAACATGTTTGCCAAGTTTATCTCTGATTCTGTTGCAAACCTCGGCACAATTATTGCGGAGCAGTTTGAGCCAGAGACCATCTTTGATGTAGGCGATGCTGACGCTCTTATAGAGCCAACTATCTTTAATCCTCAGCCGCCGCCAGCACCACCAATGCCAGAAATGGGTCAAGAAGGTATGCCGCCAGGTGACATGGGTATGCCGCCAATGCCGCCTCCAATGCCTGACCCACTACAGCAAATTGACCAGGTAAAAGAGCAAATCATGGGTATCCTACGGGATAACAAACAACGCTCTTACCGCATTGAAATTGCTACAGACTCAATGGTTGCTATCGATCAGGCACAGCAAGCCCAAGAAGGTAGCCAGCTTATTCAGACAGCAGGGCAATTCTTTGATCAAATGCGCGGCCTTGTAGAGCAGTACCCGCCTCTTATCGACTTTAGCATTTCGCTATTTCAAAACATGATTAAGCGGTTTAAGGGAGGCAAAGAGTTAGATGGCATATTTACCAAAGCCCTTCAACAAATTGGTGAAATTGCTGTTGCGAAAGAAGAAGCAGCTAAGCAACCGCCTCCGCCGGATCCTGTCATGCAAGAAGTGCAAGGTAGGCTGCAAATCGCGCAAATAGAAGCTCAAGCTAGAATGCAACAAGCGCAAATGGAGGCTCAAGACCGCGCAGTTAAAAATCAAATCACCATGCAAGAGCAGCAGCTTAAGATGCAGCGTGACCAGCTTGATGCTCAGCTTAAGGTTCAAGACCAGCAGTTTAAGGAGTTTATAGAGCAACAAAAGCTAGGTATTGACCAACAAGAGGTGCAAATAAAAGCACAATCTGTCCAGGTTGATATGCTTAAAGTACAGTCTAATGCTCAAACCGAAGCTGACAAGGCTCTCATTAAGCAAGAATCAAGTCAGATGCAGCATATCCTTGAGATTCAAAAGCTTGAGCTTGAGCAAATGCGTATACGCCTATCTGAGTCTGAAAAGCTGATGGAAGAGCGGCGATTGGCTAGCGAGAACCAGCTAGAACGCATTCGTATGCAAATGGATAGTATCAACAAAGGCCCGCAAGTTGTAGCTTTGGGCGGTGGTAACCCGTTTGGGCGTAAAAAGTCAGGTAAGATAATAGCTGATGAAAACGGCAACCCCACAGGCATTGAGATACGAGAAGAGCCTGTTGAAAAGCCAGAAGTTAGTGTAAAAAAGATTTGGTTAGACGATGACGGCAATCCAGCTGGCATTGAGCTTGAGTAATGACGCATGGCAGATAATGTAGGATATACCCCCGGATCTGGTGCGATAATATCGACTGATGAGATTGCTGGAGCGCACCACCAGCGGGTAAAAATCACTTTGGGTGATGACGGCGTTGATGGCGGCACTATTTCAGCCTCTAATCCAATACCTATTTCGGCATCTGTAGCTATTCCAGTCACAGCATCAGCATCAGCGCCAGTTCCTATTACAGCCGCACAAACCGATAATTTGCTTACAATGCTGTCGCGTATCGTTAAACTACTTGAATCAAATGCAGTAGTGGATGGTCAACAGCGACAACGTGTTACTATTGATGCAGGTACGCTCCCAGCTGTTACAACAGTGGCAACAGTGGCAACAGTCACGGCTGTAACTAACATGGTAAGTAATGCAGGTATGGATCGAGAACAATACATAAACATTGCAAAACAAACATACGCACAATCAATTAGAAGCCGACTTGAATTTGTCTAAGGAATAGTTATGCCAGCACTTAATAAAAACACTTTGACACGCCAAGTTGATTTGCCTACATGGGAATGGTGCCGTTTCGCTCCTGTTGTTTCGTCAGCTGTATCGTCAACTTGCTCCCCTGATAATCCTGACTTTTTACAGACAGAACACGGACGTTATATTTATTACTTAATTGCAGCTGCAAACTTTGTTCGTTATGACACTTGGACAGATATGTACCAAGTTTTGTCTTCACCAGCCGTTTCGCCATTTAACGTATCGGCTATGAAGTTTGCTGGAGCATACGGGCCACAAGGTAAAGTAATTTCAGCAACATCCACAACATTACGCATTCCTGCTATTTCTATGGAAGCAATGTTGGGATACGACATTGTGATCATTTCTGGTACTGGAGCAGGGCAGCGCAGGAAAATTACTGCGGTTGCAGAACCAACAGTTCACGACAGTGGTGTTGTTACTGCTGTTGCAAATGCTTTAGGCGGTATTACTCTCACAGACACCCTTAAAGCATGGACAGTCAATCAATACGCTGGATATACAGTGCGAATTACTGGTAACTCCGGTGTAGGACAATACCGACGTATTCTCTCAAATGCAGCAACTGTTTTAACGGTTGGCGATACAACGCAGATGAATATGACGTTCAATAATCCAGCCATATTTGCACCCGCTATTGCAGCAACTGCTGGCGCACAATCTGCGTATGCTATTGAATCACAAGATATAACGCTTGATTCAGCTTGGGCGGTTACACCTGATTCTACGTCAGTGTTTCGTATTCAATCTGGCATGATCATGCTTGTATCGCCTAATGCAGCAACTGCCACAGCGCCATTTTATACAACACAAATATACGACATTTTGACCGACACTTGGTATGTCATGCCAACCATGACAAATATCTTGGCCGCAGCTGTTACGGATATAAGCTTAGAGCGCATGTCTGAAAATGCTAGTATCTGGGCAAACGGTTGCGCTACGGGTGGAACCACAACTACGCTAGTAGACACTAACTTAGGAACAGAACGAGCAGAGTGGACAACAAACGAATGGGCTAACTATTGGGTTTATATTTATTCTGGCACTGGCGAAGGTCAAATTAGACAAATAGTTAGTAATACAGGCAACACTTTAACTTGGACAACAGCCGGAACAGCACCAACATCCACTAGCCGTTACATGATTATCGGTTTTGATGCAGGCACAGCAACTTCTGGTGCAACTTCAACATTGACCGACAGTACCAAAAGTTGGGCGACGAATAGATGGGCTAATTATGCCGTTCGTATTTTAGCTGGAACAGGAGCAGGACAAGTTAGGCCAATCGCTTCAAATACAGCTACTGCGTTGACAGTTGTTGGAACGTGGCAAACTACACCTGACAATACCTCCGTTTATTCCATTCAAGGCGATCCGGACAAGGGGTACATTTTTGCAGGTGGTATTGCAGCAGTACCAATAATTAACTTCGAATCGCAAGTTCAAACATATGGACGGCAACAAGATTTTGGAATAGCTCGTAACGCATCAGCAACTGTCGGCGGGTATCAACCGATTGCAATAACTACTTTAGCCAATGCAACAACAACGGCAACAATTACAACAACGCATCCACATCAGTTTAGAGTAGGTGAGTTAGTCACGGTGCGTGGCGCTACAGATGCTAATTTCAACGTAACTAATGTGGCGATTGCGACAGTACCGTCGGCAACAACATTTACTTACACAATGGCAGGAACGCCAGCATCTACAACTATTGTTGGCTCACAAAGCACAAGTACCTTAACAGATGCATCAAAAACCTGGACGGTAAACGAACATGCAGGGCGTACTTTGTATATGTACGCATCAGCAGTAACCGCAGCAAGCGGTTTAGCTACTGGGCAAATGGTGCGAATTGCAAGTAACACAGCAACCACCTTAACCTTTGTAGCTGCTGCCACAGCGCCAACAAACGGAGTAAGCAGGTATTCAATTTGCACATCAGCAGCGATCGGAGCAGCTGACTTTGGAATTGCTACTGGCACGCAGTCAACAACAACCTTACAAGATACAACAAAATCTTGGGCCGTAAATATTTGGGCAGGTAAGCGTGTGCGAATGATCGCTGGTACTGGTTCGCCTCAAGAAATAGCAATTACTAGCAATACATCCAACACGCTAACTTTCGCCGCTGGCACAGCACCAGTAACCGCAGTTACTGGGTATGTAATTTTAGAGCAAACAGCAAAAGGCTTAGGAGCAAATGTTAACTGGGCTTTTGGAACGTCTGACGAAAATTATCGCGGTAAATACATGTACTGTACCCGTGGAGGTGCTGTAGCTGGATTTGATCGTTGGGATATTACAACCGATAGATTTAACTTAATGGCGACATCCCCAAATAGCGAAACACTAACAACTGGCACTATGACTGCATACGATGGCAAGGATCGTATCTACTTTCATAAAGATGTTACCAAACGTGTTTATTCGTTAAATGTAGTTACTGCTAACATAAATGGCGGATCTGAATATCCGTATGTGGCTCCAACTGCAGTCTTGGGTAATCGCATGGAGATTTTTACAACTAAAGATGGCTTGAGATATCTTTGGTTAAATCGCGCATCCTTTGCAGAATGCTATAGATGTTTATTGTTCTGGTAAGCTTATGACCATAGAAAACTTAATTGCTTTGTTTGAAAATAAGCTTGCTTATCTAATGCAACTCAAAACCAGCGCTATCAGTACTGGTGATGTGGCATTGCTTACAGATATAGAAAAACAGCAGTTAGAAACAGAAACGCTTATTGCACAATTAAAGCACTCTCTAAGTGTTTAATAATTGGCATGGTAGAGTGTAACACATGCTTACTACCATATTTGCACCGCAAGGGTTAAAGCCGGGTGAACTAGACACATCTGATATTCTTGATCGGTTTAGAAAGAGTAAATCGGAAACAAAAGAAGAAGAAGCAATAGCGGCGCAATTATTAAAAGCGCGACAAAAACGTACTGCAATTACGAAAGAACAGCGCAAATTAGTTGATTGGAAACGACTAATTTACAAGGCTATTCATGGCGCTCAAACTCTTGAGGAACTTGAGGCTATTGAACCGCCTCCAATTCAAACTGATTCACCAGAAGTTGTTGCTGCTATTCTAGCTGAAATAGAAGAGCGTAAGGCCGCCAAACGAGCAGAGATTGAGCTACGCATGGCTCAAACTAAGCTAAAGATGCAAGAAGCGGCACTGCAATCTGTTAAGCTAGAAAGCGAAATATCTGCTAGACTAGAGCAGCAAAGACAAGCGGTAACAGCTATACAGGCTTTACAAGAGCAAGTAATGGCGCGCCATTCTATGGCTATGAAGATAGCCGAAGATTTGCAGAATGAGGCATTTGCTCAGTTGCGGGAAGCAGAGCAAAAAGCACAAGAGTTTACACGCAAGCGTAATAATCGTATTAAGAGACTTAAAGCTCTTATGTGGTTAGCAAAGTTGGATATATGAGCAAATACCAGTTATTTCAATACTGCCCAGTAGCTCAAAAAGTTGTTCCAATAGCAGAGGTTCAGCGCCGTGTGCAATCCAATGCTCGTGACTTGTTTATACAAGACGAGATGGAACCAACACGCAATCCGCTTAACCCTAAACAAATCTATACCAGTAAATCAAAGCTCAGGGAGGCGTACCGCGCTGCTGGGGCTGTTGAGGTTGGTGATGCTTACGATAAAGGGTACATCCCAGACCATGAGTCTGGCGCATCCGAACGAAAGCTAATCAGCAATATGAAAGAACGTCTAATAGACAGGTATAGAAATGGAAGATAATAACCAAGAATCTAATGTAGCAGACACCGAGGTTACTGTTGAGCGTGAACCAGCCGAACTTTCTATACGGCAATCACTAAAACAGAATT